GTCTATTTTACCACAGAAGACTACTTGTTTATTTTAATTTCACAATAGTCTGTTGTGCAATATGCCTCACCCTGAGCCTCAAGATTATCCACACCATCATAAATTGCACTAAAGTCAATATGCTTTAGTTTACCAATATATGACTCATATTCTTCTTCAGTAATCTGAGTATATGGTTGCTGAGGATAAACAGTGTTTCCCATTGGTAGGAATGAGACCGCCTTTAGTTGTCCCTCGTACATATGAAGTGCTGGAACAACATGCTTTGACTCTGTTTCTTTATCAAATGAAAGTGTTACAGAAACACCATTATCTGACCAGTACTTCTGAGCAGTTGCAGCAAGTGCAATCTTTTCAAATAGAGTTACATCTTTTTCAGATCTTGGATGACCTGACTTAATTGGGAAATATACAACCGATGTATTTGCTGACACTACATCGTCTTCAATTGTATACCCCGCTGCTTTAAACAAATGCATCATTGGATCTGTGTTTCCAAACCTAACTGCACGAAGGAAGAAGTTTCCTCCAGGACCCCAGTGAACTCCAGGAGTTGCGCCAGAGAGAATTGAAACTGATCCTGATGGTTTGACTGTTGTTACACGAATTGACTCACGAACACAAAGCCACTCTGAGTAAGAATGATCGTATTTACGAATTGTTGTGTAGCCTTCGTCCATCCACTCACGGACTGCAGGCAAACCCTTTTGGTCTGCAAAGGATGCAATACCAGTTAGTGATGTACCAATACGACGATTACGCTGCATAATACCGTTTGTCTGCTGCCAGTGAGTTGGAACAAGCGTCACAGTCTTTCCATATAGGTATGCAAACTTCAGGGTACGCAGGAAGTCCTCCTTAGACTCATGACGATTCAAGTGCACTTCTACAAGTGTACATAATTCGTATGACTCCAATGGCTGCTCCGCACATGGGTTAAAGCCCATCACACGATAATCCTTACCGTCTGGCGCATCCTTTAGTCTGCCATAATTACGAGCAACGTCAAGCCAGATAAAACCTGGTTCCCCGTTTTCTGTAATTAAATCAACATAGTCTTCATACTTGGTTCCCACCTCTGCTGAGATAGAGTTATTTGACATCCAGGCCCATCCTGGGTTTTCTGGATCAAAAGAGTTTCTTTCTGGGAAAACCTCAGAGTTCTTCAAATTCATAAACGCCTCATCTCCAGCACTGCCCAAAGCAAGGGTTGCAGAGCGACGAACATTTCCAGAAACTACACATGTTCCAATAAGATTTACCAGATCTACAATAGCACGAGAATCTAGGGTTTCTCCAGCCCTGGAGCCTATTACACGGTCAATCTGCTCATGCAACCTAATAAGAGGTGCAGGTCCTGATGCAACGCCTCCAAACCCCTTTATGGGGGCTCCTAGGGGCCTAATTAGGTCGTAGTTAAACTTCTGTATGTTCTGGTTTGGTCTGAGATATGAATTTATCAAAACTCTCACTGATTCAACCCAGCCCTCACGAGTGTCTGGAATTTCATAAATCTGCTCTGGCTCTGTAGGGCTATAAATCAAGAAACCCTTGTCTTGACCGACAGTGTCAAACCCAACACCTATGCCTAGCATAAGTGCGTCCATGACCCATGCAAATAGGGCTCCTGGATCATTCTTGTCAAGGTCTTTTGTTGAAACCATTGCACAGTTTTGAAGTGCTGCAGAGTTCTTTTTCTCCATTGTCATAGGGGTTCCAAATGCCCACATTCCTCGTCCTGGTGGAGTCCACTTTAAGTTAAACATTCTGTCAAATGCTTCTTGTGCTGACTTTTGAGCCTTGTAATCATTCCATGGCAAACGATTTTCTTTTGCATGGTTTTTTTGAACCGAATACATACCCTCGATTACACGACGACAAACCTCATGCCATCTTTCTTTAGTTCCGTCCTCTTTCATTCTAGAATAAGTACGAATAAAAGTTATCTCACCAAGTGAGTTTTCTGCTGCGTCCTTAAATCCAAATGGACTTTCTGCACCCTTGTACTTTTCTATAAAATCTTCTGGAAGCCTAAAACTAAAAAAATCTGACATAATGTATATCGTCCTTTCAAAAACGGAATAAGTGTTAATTATAGCAGAGTTTTGTAAAAAGCAAAACTCTACCCCTAAAGTTAAAGTTTATGGTTTTATACTAAAACTATTTACCACTAAGGATATGGTTAAGTTCAATATGATTTATGTTCACATGTCTTGGAAGAGATGCAACCCACCTAATACTTTCTGCCATATCTTCTGCTGTTAATGCTATTTCTCTTTTTTCTTGTTGTGTGTCAATTGTCCCTGGACAAATTTCTGTTACTTTAATTCCATATTCTGGAAACTCTAATCTCATTGTATCGACCAAAGCCATCATTCCTCTTTTTGCATTAGTATAATTACCGCCAGATCTATATGCATATTTTCCACCCAAAGAACTAATAAAAATAATTGTTGGAGAGTCAGACTTTTTCATGCATGGCACAAACAATTGCGAAATATACATTGGTCCAGAGACATTGATATCGTACGCTCTTCTAAAGTTTTCCATTGTTTCATGAATTATATTAGTGGGACCAGACCCTCCGCCAGCATTATTAACTAACAGATCTAGAGTTATATCCTTATATTTTTCATAAAACTTTTTGATTTCTTCTGGATTAGTTATGTCTAGTTTATATACCTCTACACTATCAGAAACCAGTTCTGAAACTTTAGACAGGTCTCTCGAAACTGCAATAACTTTGTATCCATTTTCAGATAAAAGTTTTACAGTTGCATAACCAACACCTTTACTTGCTCCAGTAACTATTGCTGTTTTCACTTACATACCTGGTGATGTATTGAGTTCCATGTCATTATGAATCCAATGCCCAGGAACCATATATTTAAATCCAGACTTTACGGTATGTGCTGTATGAAAATATGGAGGAAATGCTGGAAATATAACAACACTGTTTGCTTTTGGCTTTACTCCAAAATTAATTGCTCCGTTTGCAACAGATACATCATAGTCCAGATCTACGGCTGGAGCAACTCCTTCAGAAAACCCTTCGGTGCTTGTCCAGCCACCGTTATAATCTTTTAACTGAAACGATATTTCTCCGCCCTCACAATCATCATTCAGATACATAACAAGAGAATATCTCAAAGTTTTGTCTCCATCTAATTGATCAAAATGTGCACCCATACCCATTCCAGTATTATATTTTTTTATGTTAAATGTTGGAAAGAGCCTTGGTTCATCAAAGTCTCCAAGAGAAGTAGCGTAGTCTTTGCAAACATTGTATAAGGCAGTCATTACTGAATCATAAATATACTTGCTTTTTTCTCCTACTACTCCACCAAGTTTGTTTATTGAATTAATATCAAATGTTTTTGTTTCTCCATAAATAAAGTTTTTATCATTAGAAGATGTCCATGGGTTCCAAAGATTAACATTAAGTTGTTCGTTTGACTCAAGAGAATCCAGTTCTTTTAATATGTTCTGGAAACTATCAAAATTTTCTATCACATCAGTATAATAATATACTTTCGGATCTAATATTTCTTTATTCATTTAACTCCTCCTAGTACCTATTTTTTTCATAATGATCTATTTCTTTAATAAACCCAACAAGAACATATCTAACAGGTCCTTCTCCCACATGCCTTACGCCGTGCTCGTATTCTTCGTTTCCTGGAAAGACAAGCAAGGTGCCTGGTTCTGGCCTTAACTCTATTCCCAATTTAGGGAAAAATAAAAGACCATCAATATAGTCATCATTTATATAGGCAATTGTAGCATATTTAATTGACGGATCAGTGTGCTGATCTGTATGTGACTTTAACTCTACACCTGGCTGCATTCTTTGAATTGTTGCCATACCACTTAGATGTAAAGAATTGTCTGAATTAATGACCATATTGTTCAGTTTATTATACATAGGGTAATAAACTGGAAAGTCGGTTATGTTAAAATTTTTATCTTTCCAATTTTCTGTAATTTCAAACTTACCTTCAGCAACAAGATTTTCTACATCATCTCTTCCAAATTTTTGTAAACAAAACACTTTTAGATTGCTTAGATATTCCACTTCCCAATCTTCTTGCTGGCGACTATTTATAATTTCCCAAAGGGAGTTTAAAGTTTCTTTTGATAAAAAATTTTCAATAGAGATTAGTTCAGGAGTGATTTCTTTAAAAGCGAAGCCTTCGTTTTTTAAATGTTTTTTAAATAGTTCAATCATTTAAACTTCCTCGTGCCTGTACTTATTTCCATCTTTATCTAGTTTCCATCCTTGCTTTAACAACTCTTGCCACTCTGCTCTTTCAATTTCTTGCTGTGCTCTAGTCTCTTTCATTTCTTCTGCCCAGGCATCTCTTAATTCTTGTGGATATGCATCTTCTTCACGATCATCCCAGAATGATCCAATCGTATATCTAACACCCTTAGTAATAAGAGTTACTTCGTGCATATTGTTAAATCCCCCGTCAAATGCAGCAAGCATTCCAACTTTAGGCTGAATAGTTATTTCTTGATCTGGAAACTGCAAAAGTCCTCCCTCAAAATTATCATTTAAATATAAAAATGCTGCATACCGACTTCTAGTAAAAGCACCAGATTTTCCATGTTCGTCTGTATTATCAGAATGTTTTCTTGCATATGCGCCTGGCTCCCATTTTTGTGTGTGATATCCAATTTGAGAAATTATTTTAGGATCTAAGTCGTGAACACTTGCAACAGCATTAATAATTCCCTGTTTCATTTGTGAAAATATATCTGCAGGCAAACCCTCTGCAAGAACATGCTCGTCATCATCCTGTGGAAGAACAGAAGAATAAGATTCATAAAAAGATATTGGCATCCATGTTATTGTGCCAACCTCTGCATGCTTATCTAAGACCTTTACAAGTTTTGCAGCAGTTTCTGCATCAATAAAGTTTTCATAAACAACTATATCTTTAGTTATTCTATTTTTATTTTCTAGATTCATCTTATTCTAACTCCATTTTCTATTTCTACTCTTTGAGGATGAGCATCTCTAAATTTTTGCTCTAACTCTGGCTGCATAGATAACCAAACCTCTTTGCCATACTGTTTTTCTTTTTCGTACCACTCATCTGTTCCTTTTTGATATTTTTGCCAGTACATTCTTGACAAAAATTTATTATTTTTATATGCTGGCATAACGCCGTGAAGATACGGCATTCCATCTTCTGTCAGGTAGTCTGGATGTCCAGATGGGAAAACCAACAAGTCTCCTGCCTCTGGCTTATACTTTACAAGTTTATCGCCCATTGCAAAATCAATTTCTCCACCCTCATAGTCATCATTAAAGTATATAGTACAAGTTATAATAAACTTATATCCTGGAGCATCTCCTTGCTCTCTTTGATAATCTGAGTGATACCGCATTCCATATTTTTCTTCGTCATCACTTATACCGTACATACCTATTGTCCCACCCGTCCATCTCCAAAGTGGCACAAGGTTTCCATCTTCATCTGTAATTGTTGCATTTAAATCTATATCAATATTATGTCTTTTAATGTAGTCTTCTGTAACCAAATGAAAGTTTTCCATCATTTCAATAGCAAACTGTTTTTGATTTTCTTGAATTTCTGTACTTGTTATAATATTTTTTAAGTTACCATACTTCTCTGAATTATTAAATCCAGGAATTATAGGATTTAGGTAATCTCCAAAAATTGACCACTGTGACCAAGGACTAAAAATCCTATCCTCTGTTTCTGTAAGCGAATCCTTTAAAATTTTATAAGACTTCCCAATATCTTTAAACATGTTCTTATAAACAAATATGTATGGATATATTTCTTCTACTTCAAAGTTAGAGTCCATTTTATAAAATCCCCTTTTCTGGATCCCATGATCTTACTTCTTCCTCAGTTGGAAAAATTCTATAATACTATTTGTTTTTGTCTGGTTTTATGTCTCCAGTATGTTCTAAAATTTCCCAAAAAAATGGGCATGTATATCTCAAACCACTCTTTATTGTAGTAACTCCATGCACATAATTCATGTCTCCTGGGAAAAAATAGGCAGCACCTCTTTTTGGTTTAAATTGCACTTTCTGGTGCGGAAAATATAGTTCTCCACCTTCGTAGTCATCATTTAAGTAAAACAAACTTGAAAGATCATAGTTTGGAAAATCATTTGGCAGTCCAGCATCTGGCCCCTCGTGTAATTCTTTATCTGCATGCGGTTTTTGAAATTGACCTGGAAGCCATTTGACAATTGTTGTTCCAGTTGGCTGCACTTTAACTTTATAAAATTCTTCAACAATTGGTTTTAGTTTTTCAAATAATCCTGCAATAACTGGGGCTATTGCGGGATCATTTTTATCTAATGTTGGACTAGTTGCAACTCTATCTTTCCAATAATCAGAGTCATAAACTACAGTTCCATTTTCGTTTACATGGCTTTCTGTAACGTCCCATATAGTTAAATTTCTTGCTGAACTATCTAAAAAATCTATTTCTTCTTCAGTCATAAAATTTTCTAGTTCTACAATATTTTCTGGACCATGCCCAAAAAATCCTGAAGGTGTTAAAGATGGTTTTCTAATTACCTGAATGGCCTCATTTGGATTCATCATAATATTATATCACCTTTAGTATTATCTTTTACATAAAGCCTTAATGTTTTTACCTCATGAGAACCCAAACTTTTTCCTGTTTCATCAACAGCATCTCTGTACCAGTCAGTCCAACCCCCAGAAGAATTTATGACTTGTGCGGCACTTCCATAAGACATATTAGCGTCGAATCTAGATCTATCCTCATCTTTATATTCAACAATATTCATTACGCTATTGTTTAGATCAGTTAAAGATATTGGGATAATTGTTGCTACTGGGGTGCCTGCTTTTATTACAGTCTCAACATTTGCTTTTTTTGCTTTAATTGCAAGTGGTAAAGGGTTATCATAAAACGATGTGCTTATTAAATTAGACATAGTTTCAAAATTTTCATTAAAATAGTTAACTGGATTAATAGTTAAAATGCTTACGTTTTTTTCAGTTCTAAAAACTAAGCCAGTGTTAAGACTTATGGACGATTGACCTCTTCCAGCATATGACCCTATTGGACTTTTAATTTTTATGTGCTGATCTGTCTGATCATTTATTCCATCCCATGTAAACACTATGTCTTCTGTACATGAAAGACTCCAGCCAATTACGTTAGCCTGAGTTACTGGAAAACAACGGTATGCGTGATTTTCTGATGTAGCATCCATCCAATCTCTTTTAATAGACATTGGATCTATTTTGAAGTTGCATCCTTGCATTTTTTCTACTGATATATTAATCATTATTCATTATCCCACTTTGGATCATACATATCTGGGGTGTGATACTTTTTGCTGTAATCAAGCATAGTTACAATAGAATATTTTGTTCCAGAATGAACTGGCATTGCTTGATGAGGATACATGAAGTTTGAAGGGAAAACATATAAATCTCCAGCCTTTGGCTTAATGTTCAAATCCTGTAATCTAAAAAATAATTCTCCTCCATCATAGTCATCGTTTATATATGCAACTAATGAAACAGTACAATTGTAAGAATAGCCATGATCGTGATGTTCCTTAAAGTGTTGTCCTGGACCATATTTTATAAAGTTAAAAGCCTCCCAATACTTTAGGGGCATAATGTTATAGTCTCTGCGATAGTCTTCAACTGCTGCTAGTTGAGCATCGTAAACATCTTGCCAGATCGCCTGAAGTTTTAAAGAGTCTTCTCCCTTGTCTGCTTCTATGTCAGTTTTCTTAAATTTAAAATCAACGCAATCTCTATAGTCTGGCATTAACTGCTGATAGCCAACGTACGCTGGCATCCAGTGATATCTTTTTCCTTCTGAAGAAACTTCTCCATATCCAGCAACAGAGCCAAGAGTACTCTCTAGTCTATTTATTAAATCAAACTCTTTTTTAATAACTCCTCTATAGCAAGTTATACCGTTGCCAAGACTTTCTTTTTCTGTCCATGTTTGCATTTATATCTCCTATTTATACTCTCTGCGTGACCAAATTTTTTTAATATAAACTCCACCGTCGGGCTGACGATAGAACTTTGCGTTATCTACCATTTTACCATATATAGAAGATTGATCCAGTATCTCTATGGTGTGGTCCCAATTTTCTCTTTTAAAAGGAAGGATTTGTAGATATGGTGTTCCTGCTGGAAGTGTTCCTTCCCAGCCATCTGCAACAAAGAACGGAAAACTTCCAAGTAGATGAACCTTATCAGAATCAACAATCCCAGTTGTATTTAAAAATGGAAGATCAAACCTGTTCATTGGTGTCATAAATAGTGCACTGTATCCCTTTGGTAACTCTAGGCCCCATGGGGAACTCCATGCAAAGTGATGCCGATAATATCCTTTGGGATGCTCAAACTGTGGCATTGGAGGTCTTTGAGTACAGAAATCTTTATATCTAGAATCATTAATGGTGACATTTATTATGCCCTGAGAATTTTTAGAAAATACCAAATCACAAGGAGTTTTAAAAAGATATCCAGTTGCAAATGCGTCCATAATTGCTGGGCAGGCTTTCCATGTTGGCACCTTTCCATAATCATCTGTTGTGCCTTCTTTTGGAAATGGACAAACCTCTTTTGTAGCCTTGTAGTATTCTCCATTTGGCATTTTTGCAAACCTGTCTGCATCTTTATACCAATCTGGTATTTCTTTTTGTGTAGGAACAGGAACAGAAATATCTTCTTTATTTATCCAAGGCCTAAATGACGTAAACTTTGCAATCAGAGACACTATTTGTGTCCTAATTCATTAATGTCTGTCATTACGACAACACAATACTTTGTTCCCTTTTTCATTGGCAAAGATGCATGCTCATAAATATAGTTAGATGGACACAAAAGAATGTCTCCTATTTTAGGGGTGTGCGTATAGTTTTCAAATCTTGGAAATCTAATTTCTCCACCCTCGTAATCATCATTTAAATAAATTACTGCAGAAACGGTACAGTTATAATGAGGGCCATGATCAGCATGAATATTAAAGTGTTTGCCCTCACCTTCATACTTTACAAAGTTAAATGCTTCATAATAAACTACATTGATACCCCAATATCTTGCATAGTCGTCAACACATAATTTTAACTTTTGATATATTTCTTCATGCAGATCTAGCAATTCTGCGTTATTCTCATCTCTTGGACCTAAATTTTCTTGTTTATATTTAAAATCTACACAGTCTCTTGCTTTCTTAACTGGGACATTCGATGTAGTTACCATTGCCTCAGACCATTTATGCCCTTTGCTACCATCTAGGTTTGATTCAAGAATGTTTATATATCTTTCTGAATCTTCTTTAGAGAATGTGTTTCTATATAAGTTTATTCCTAATTGTGGATTTTCAACTAATATGTTGTCTCCAATTATTCTTGATTGATACCTTTTTAAAGATGTTTCTGACCTATCTTTTGTAAACCACTGATTATCATTTTCATCATATATCTCCATAAAACTAACCTTTCTTTTATCTAACTATTATATCACTTTAATATATTTTCTGCTTTAAAATAGATTTATCAATCTTTGTGTTTTGGCCACTTATCAATTGGACATCCAGCATTAGCAAGTTTTGTTTTAAAAGTCATAACGCATCCACATTTTTTACATTGCTTTGTAGTTTGAATAAAAAACTCACAAGATTTACAAATGTTCATTCTATAATCAATAACAGACTGATCACTTATCTGTTTATCAGGATCTAATAAATGCCAAGGCCTGGAATCGCCTAAAGATTTCTTCCAGTTTTCCCAGGCAGACATTTTAATTACCTTCTAAAAATTGTTCACCATTCCAAATCCAGCCTATTTTTGGAACATTATCGACATTTATTGGAACCAATGTTACTTCTGATTGAAATGCTGCTTTAAGTTTGTCATCATTTTGATCATTTTTAACATTATATAGTATAAGTACTATGGTATTTTCTACAAGAACAGAGTAAGTTGTCATTGATGACCAGTCCCAGTCTTCTGATCCTTCTGGTACAAATCCTCCAGAAAAAGATTCTCCGTCCCAGATTGCAAATGGAACTACAGAATCTCCATATTGGGTTGTAACCATTCCAGTAATTGGAATTTGATTTTGAATAGCATTCGAAAGAAGTTCTAGTTTTGCCTCTTGTCGAATGTTATATTTACCAATAACCTCCCAATTTTGATCAGATGCCTTTACTACTAGTGCATAGTTCATACTGTCTCCTCTGTATCTATTAATTGTATCATACTTTGTTTTATAAGGTTTTGCGTATTAACCATGGCAGCCTCCGCATCCACCATAGCCTCCTCTACAAATTCCAGTCTTTGCCCAACTACAGGAAGAATTAAATACTGGGAAGAACGGGAAGAACGGTGGGAAGAACGGTGGGAAGAACGGGAAGAACGGTGGGAAGAACGGTGGGAAGAACGGGAAGAATGGTGGGAAGAACGGTGGGAAGAATGGTGGGAAGAATGGTGGGAAGAATGGGAAGAATGGGAAGAACGGTGGGAAGAATGGGAAGAATGGGAAGAACGGTGGGAAGAACGGTGGGAAGAACGGGAAGAATGGTGGGAAGAACGGTGGGAAGAATGGTGGGAAGAATGGTGGGAAGAATGGGAAGAATGGGAAGAACGGTGGGAAAAACGGCGGGAAGAATGGTGGGAAAAACGGCGGGAAGAATGGGAAGAACGGAGGAACGGTAGTTACGCTATTAGATGAAGCAGATGTTGCAGAGTTACCATTAGCATTTGTTGCATAAACAGTATATGTCTGTGAAGTATTTGCTTCTTGTGTAACCGAAACAGATGTTGATGCTGTTGACCCAGTTTTTCCATCTGAAGATGCCCAAGTATATCCAGTAATAGCCTTACCGCCATTTGCTGGGGCAGACCAAGAAACCGTATCTGCATCTACTCCAGCAGTTGCTGATGGTGCAGAAGGTGTTGCTGGAACAGTTGTTACTGTTACAGAAGATGACGCTGATGATGCAGCAGAAGTTCCTGCAGCATTTGTTGCAGTAACTGTAAATGTTGGTGTTGCTCCACTTGTAAATCCAGTTAATGTAATTGGAGAAGATGCCCCAGTTGCTGTTTGACCAGTGCTTGCTGTTACTGTAAAAGATGTTGCTGCTGGAGAAAGAGCGGGAAGTGTGAATGAGACAGTTACCGCTCCATCATTAAATGCACGATTTGTTCCTACATCTGTGGCACCAGTGATTGTTGGTGTTAATGGCTCCAAAAAGTCATTTGACGCTTGGGACTTTCTACCTGATTTCTTGCCTGCTGCCATTTGTATCTCCTAATTTTTTATTGAATTTTGTATTACGCTGTCAAGTCGCCGTAGACAACCCATGTGTTTTCTGCTCTTTTAAATACAGTTGCAGAAGACCATTGAGTTCTCAACTTTAGACCTGGTGTTGCATTTACAGTAACCCCTGCTGCTCCAGCAATTGTTACCTGACCTGTTCCAGTTTGAAGAACATCGAAAGATGTCCCTACTGGGTAGGCAATTGATGAGTTTAGTGGAATTGTTAATGTAAGTGCTGAAGATGAACCCATTTCAATTAGGTCATCTCTGTGATCTAATGTTGATAGGGTGTAAGATGCTGTCTTTTGTGTAATTGGTGTATATGAATCTACCTTTGCTGCAAGTGATGTTGTAATTGTTGAAGCAAAGTTAGCATCGTCGCCAAGTGCTGCAGCAAGTTCGTTTAGGGTGTTAAGTGCGTTTGGTGCACCATCAATAACTGCTGTTACTTCTGCAATTGCTTCTGCTTTTGCTGTTGCGATTGCTGTACTTTGTGCTGTTGAAACTGGCTTGTCAGCATCTGAAGTGTTGTCAACATTTCCAAGACCTAGTGTAGTCTTTGTAACTGCTGCAACATCTGAAAGAAGTGCTAGTTGTGTTGTATCTGCAATTCCATGTACAGATGTTGTATCTGAGTTATGGTTTCCAACTGCGTCATCTGCATACTGTTTTGTTGCAATTGTGTTATCAATATCAAATCTTTCATCTACTGCGTTCCAGTCAATGCCAGTTCCTGCAAGGGTTGACTGATCTACTGTTGCACCAGTAATTGCATTTGTAAGATCTGTTTGTGTTACTAGAACTAATGTATTAGGAATGCCATGTACGTCTGTAGTCTCTGAATTGTGCGCTGAGATTGCTGAAGTTGCAAATCCCTCTGCTGCAGTTTGAGCAGTTGATACATCAGTCAAGAGAGCAAGTGATGCTGTATTAGCAATGCCATGTACGTCTGTAGTGTCTGAATTATGTGCTGAGATTGCAGTATCTCTGGCTGATGCTTCTGCTGTAACATCTGTTAGCAAAGCAAGTGCTGCTGTATCTACAATGCCATGTACGTTTGTACTGTCTGAATTATGTGTTGAGATTGCTGAAGTTGCAAATCCCTCTGCTGCAGTTTGAGCAGTTGATACATCAGTCAAGAGAGCAAGTGATGCCGTATTAGCAATGCCATGAACTTGAGTTGTATCTGAATTATGTGTTGAAACTGCGCTATCTGCATAACTTTGTGCTGCTGTTTGAGCAGTTGTTGCTGCTGCATCTGCATATGTTTGTGTAGAAAGGGCTGCTGTATTTGCAATACCATGTACGTTTGTGGTGTCTGCTTCATGATTTGTTAAATTTGTGGCTACTGTTACGATAAACTGTGGATCGTCTCCTATAGCCTGTGCTAATTCGTTAAGGGTGTTAAGAAGATCTGGGGCACCGTCAATGATTGCTGCGAGTTCAGCGGCATTGGCAAAATACTGCAGTGCAGACCACGCTGATGAGCCATTACCCATCTTAAATTTATTTGTGTCAGTTTCAAAACCGATTTCACCTGCTGCGAGAACTGGGTTAGCAGCCGTCCATTGTGCTGCAGTTCCTCTGCGCTGTTGCATTCTTGTTGCCATTTATCTTCTCCTTATGGGGTCTGCCCATGAACTAGTCTTATTATAACATCAATTTTTTAATTGAAATTATCCACTACGCTACCGCCATCAAATACGACTGTCCACTCTGTTGTATCTGGTCCACCTGCGTCTATTCCTATTCCAAGTGGGCTATTAAAAGATCCACCTTCGTAGAATTGAGACACGATGAAACCAGTTCCATCAATTGCGGTATCGTGAATGTGCTGCGGAAGATTATTTGTATCATCAATAGTCGCTTGGGTATACCAAGTACCATTGTAATAGAAGTTGACTCGGTTTGTTAGAGTATCTAACCACTGAGTTCCATTAACTGGAGATGAAGGAGCAGTTGCGCCAACAGCCATAGAGCCTGTTAAGGAATCTACATACTCCTTGGTTGCTGCATGTGAAGCAAGAGTTGGTGCTCCTACTGTTACTGCGCCTCCGAATGTACCGCCGTTAGTTACGGATAGTCCATTCTTTACCTTGAAGTCCTTATCGACTGTTGCCATTTACTGCTCCTTCTTCCAACTATTTATTTTGTTATGCTAAAAGTGTTCCGACAACAGTAACATCTGAGTTGTTGTTGGCGGTAGTGACACGAAGACGAACATCGTTTCCAGAAACATCTGCTGAAACTGATCCAAGAGAACCGTTTGTTCCAACCATTGCGTATTCTGTGATAGCGACATTGTCTGAAGTGTCGAGTGTCAAGATAACCTTGGATACATCTGTATGTGATCCACTGGCAATCTTAACAAGGAATTCAGCAGAACGATAGTCTGCCTTCAACCATGAAACTGCGTTGTTTGTGCTTGCAGTTGCAATTGTTGCTGTTGCTGCTACTTGCTTTGCAACTGAATTAAGTTCAACTGCTGTAAAGTTAGGAACAACTGCTTCAAGAGCAGTTACTGCACGAGCATTTGTGAAGTAAAGGTTTGAAGTTCCTTCTGTAAGTTGATCTGTATTAGAATCTGCAACACCGTTTTCTGCTGTGATTGTAAGACCATTCTCGTCACCTGTGATTTGAATGTTTGTCTTAGAAGCACTAGTTAGAAGTGCTGCTGCTGAAGTCTTGGCACGAACATCTGTGAAGTATTGTGCTGATCCTTCTGCAATATCATCTGTATCAAGTGCTGCGATAGTTCCGTTAATTGTTGAAGCAAGTCCATCTGCGTATGTCTTAGCATCTGCTTCTGCTGTGTCAGCATATGATTCATAAGCAGTTGTAATTGCTGTTTCACGAGTATCTGTATATGCTTTTGCGTCAACTTCAGCCTGATCCGCATATGCATTAGCACTTGCCTCTGCTGCATCAACATAAGCCTTTGTTGCTGCATGTAGATTTTGTGTTGGAGCACCTGACAATGTAAGAGCACCAGTCATGGTGTCTCCAGCCTTTGCAACCTTTTCTCCTACTGAGGTAGCAAGGTTTGCTGCAAAGTTGGCGTCATCGCCAATTGCTGCAGCCAATTCATTGAGTGTATCAAGAAGTGCTGGAGCAGAATCTACAAGATCTGCAACCTTTTGATCAGCATAAGCCTTTGCATCTGCTTCTGCTGTGTCAGCATATGATTGATATGCTGTTGTAATAGCAGTTTCACGAGCATCTGTATATGCCTTAGCATCTACCTCTGCTTGATCTGCATAATCTTCTAAATCAGAAACTGCAGAAGCGAGTGCTGCTGCTGCTGTGGCCTCTGCTGCAGACTGTGCAGCAT